CTCCCGGTCCCTCCCGGGGCGATCCACTCTCGTCCCTTGATCGGGAGCGGCCGCGCGGCGGTCCCAGGGCTCGGCGAAGCCCTCGCCGCGCGGTTCCCTTTTCCAAAATCATCAGGAGACAATGGCGGCGGTCCTCAGTTCTGCCGCCGGGGCACTCATTGAACAGTCGAGGCTGATGTCCGAGCGATGGCACCACTTCTATGGCGGCTATTGGCAGCGGCGCCGTCGGCTGCATCTGCTTGAACATCCGCTTTGCAAGTTCTGTGCTGATGGCGGCGCGGTGACGCGCGCAACAGTGGTCGATCACGTCGATCCGCACGGCGGTGACTGGAATAAGTTCGTGTTCGGCAAGCTGCAATCGTTGTGTGCGCACTGCCACGATTCAATCAAGCAGCGGCACGAGAAGACCGGCGTGAGCTCCATCGACGCCGACGGCTGGCCGCTCGATCGGAAGTAACACCGACATTTGTAAGGAGGCCGATATGCGCGTGCAACGTGGCCGGCGCCAGGGCGATCTCTATCCCGACGACACCGAATCCTATGATGATTTCATGAGCCGTTGCGGCGAGAAGCTCGGCGACGAGGATGTGTGTCAACTAATTTGGGAAGACGCATGGGATTCGGATCGCGGCGCCGACGGCATCGTCCATAAGACGCATGCGGGTAAGAACGACGGCCTTGAATACGTGCTGTCGGACGAGACGCCAGATCGCATGGGCGATGTGATCATGGCTGACGGCTGGGACCTGACAAACTTCAAGAAAAATCCGATTGCGCTGTTCGGGCATCAAAGCGGCTTTCCGATCGGCAAGTGGAAAAACCTGCGCGTGATCGACAAGCAGTTGCGCGGCCAGTTGGATCTCGCACCAGCCGGTACCAGTTCGCGCATCGATGAAATTCGCGCGTTGGTCGACGCCGATATCTTGCGCGCGGTCAGCGTCGGCTTCGCTCCGAAGGAGTCCAGGCCGCGGCCGGAATCCGATTATGGCGTGTTTTTCACCCAGTCCGAACTGATGGAGACCAGTTTGGTCTCGGTGCCGGCCAATCCGAACGCGCTGCAAATCGCCAAGTCGCTCAACATTTCACCTGCCACCATCGATCTCGTTTTCGCCGGGAAAGGCAATGGAAACGGCATCCGACGACGCAGGTTCACCGGCGGGCAAGCCAATACGATACCGCAAGCTAGAAAGGGCACGACCATGTCGTCGTATGCTCAACGCATCTCCGCTACCGAACAGCGCATCAACGCGCTGCGCGATCAACTCAACGAGCACTGGACCAGGACCGACGAAACCAACATCAGCGACGAGCAGTTGGCGACCGGCAACGGGCTCACCGACCGGATCACCCAGGAGGAGCGCGCGCTCGCCGGCCTGCGCGACGCCGAACGGCACCTCGGTGCCACTTCGGACGATGCCAACAGCAACGGCAGCCGCGCGCTTGCCGTGCGCGCCACCACGGCGCCATCGGTAGCGGCAACCGCATTGTCGAGTACGCGGCCGTTTAGCATGCCGCCGAAAAAGCCACTGAGCGCACTCGATCACATGGTGCGCGCCGGAACCGTGCAGCTGCTCGCGCATCGCGATCGGATGCCGCTCGCTTTGAAAATGCGGGAAATCTACGGCGAGGACGAGGGCACTCGCGCGATGCTCGAATGGACGCAGCGCGCGACCTCGACGATCGCGACCACGACGCAAACCGGCTGGGCCGCCGAGCTCGCCCAGACGCTGTTCACCGCTTTGATGGAAGTGCTCTATCCGAAATCGGTCTATCCGCGGCTGGCGGCGAATGGTTTGTCGCTCTCATTTGGGATGTCCGGCAAAATCCTCATTCCGACGCGTGCGACCACACCGACCATCGCCGGCTCATTCGTCGGCGAGGGACTGCCGATCCCGGTCCGCCAGGGTTTGTTCACTTCGCAAACGCTGACGCCGAAGAAGATGGCCGTCATCACCACTTGGACCCGGGAAATCCAGGACCACTCGGTCCCGGCGATCGAGGGCTTGCTGCGTGATGCCGTGCAGGAAGACACGGCAATCTCGCTCGACTCTGTGCTGCTCGATGCCAACCCCGCGACGGTCGTGCGCCCGGCCGGCATCCTCAACGGCGTGGCTGGCTTGACGCCCACCGCCGGCGGCGGCTTCACGGCTCTGACCGCCGATATCAAGCAAATCTCGGGTGCCTTGCTCACCGGCACCAGGGGTAATGTCCGTAACCCGGTCTGGCTGATGAACCCGCAGCAGATTAACAGCGCACTCTATGTTGCGGCACCTGGCGCCGGGGTGTTCCCGTATCGTGGCGAAATCCAGGCCGGGCAGTTGGGCGGCTGGCCGATCATCGACTCGGGTACGGTTCCGGCCGGTACCGTGATTGCTATCGATGCGGCGGACTTCGTGGCGGTGGGCGGCGACGCGCCACGCTTCGAAATCAGCGATCAGGCGACGTTGCACATGGAAGACACGACGCCGCTCGATATCGGCACGGCGGGCTCGCCGGCGACCGTGGCGGCGCCAGTCAAATCGATGTGGCAGACCGACTCGCTCGCTCTTCGGCTGATCCTGCCCACCAACTGGACCATCCGGCGCGCGGGCGTCGTTGCCTGGGTGGCCGGGGTCACTTGGTAACAAATACTCGAAGCAAGGAAAGGACTGCACATGGCAGAGCAACACGACGCCGTTGCCGAGGCGACGAAGAAACGCCTCGCCGACGAGAAGCAAGCACGCGAGAAGGCGCAAGCCGAGCACCGTGAGGTGCTCGCGGGCGCCAAGCCGACGCCGACGCAGGACGAAAACGATCTTGCGGCATCCGGCGTGCACATCATCGAGCACGAGCCGGACGGCTCGCCGCCAGATCCTGGAATCACGCCATTGGCGCCAGAAGGCACCACCCGGACGCGGCAAGTCGAGGCGAAGAAGCCGGCAACAACCCGCAGCGATTATCAGACCCGGACCGCTACGCCGCATCATGACTGAAACGGCTGTCGCCAAGCCGCGCATTCGCGTCAAGGCCACGAGCGTTCCGACGTTCGTGGCCAAGGCCGAGGGCGAGGCGCACGCCGGCCCGTGGCTGCTGCCGGTTTCCGGCGGGTGGCTGCCGGCCGACGTCGGCGACAGCATCAATTGGTGGCAGAACGGCCACAGCATCCAGGGCACGTCGACACAGTCGGCGATGGTCGAGGCTTGCGTCTCGGCCTATGCGCAGACGGTGGCGATGCTGCCCGGCGATCATTGGCGGCTCAACGACAAGGGTGGCCGCGACCGCGTTACGACTTCAGCGCTGTCGCGGCTGCTGCGCCACCCTAACGACTATCAGTCGAACAGCGACTTCATGCTGAACCTGACGCGCTCCCTCTACCTCGAAGGCAATGCTTATGCGCTGGCGCTGCGCAATTCGCGCTACGAGATCGACGAGCTCCACATCATGGACCCGTTGCTGTCCTATCCGCGGCTCGGCAACAGCGGCGAAATCTTCTACCAGTTGTTCGGCAATCAGGTGATCGAGCGGCGGCTCGGCGGCGAGCCGTTGATCATTCCGCAGCGCGACGTGCTGCACATCCGGTTGCATACGGTCAAGCATCGCTGGCCGGCGCCGCTGATCGGCGAGAGCCCGATCGTCGCCGCCTATAGCGACATCGGCGTCAACGCCGCGATCGCGCGCCAGCAGTTGGGATATTACCTCAACGAGGCGCGGCCATCGGCGGTGATCACGACCGATCTCAGTCTCACGCCGGTTCAATTGCAGGAGTTGCGCGCGCTCTGGGACGAGCAATCCAAGAAGCTACACCAAGGCGGCACCCCGATCATGACACGGGGCGTCAAAGTGCAGCCGTGGTCGCAAGGCGGCAAGGATGCCGCCACCGCCGACATGATGAAACTCTCGAACGAGCACATCGCGCTCGCATTTCGCATCCCGCTGCAAATCCTCGGCATCGGCGGCACGCCGTATGGTTCGACCGAATTGCTGATGCAGAGTTGGATCGCGAACGGGCTCGGCTTCGCGCTCAATCACATCGAGGAAGCGATCGGCCTGCTGTTCGGTCTCAAGGGTCAGCCCGAGGAGTACGTCGAGTTCGACACCGCGGCGCTGCTGCGCTCGGCGATGAAGGACCGCATCGAGAGCCTCGCGCGCGGGGTGCAGGGCGGCATCTTCGCGCCGAACGAAGCGCGCAATTCGGAAGGCTACGACAGCGTGCCATTCGGCGACGAGCCGCGCGTGCAGCAGCAGGTCGTGCCGCTCAGTCAAGTCGGCAAAACCCCTGCGCCGCCCGCACCCGTCGCACCACCGCCCGCGCCGGACGGCAGCAAGCCTGCTGAGCCAGATCCCAAGCCGCCGGCACCGCAAAAGGGCTATCGCGATGACACTGCACGAAAGAGAAGAATTCTTGCCAGCGCCGCCCGCGTCGGACGACTCCGACGATCTGCTTGATGCGTGGAGCGAGGCGCTTGGTGAGGTGCTCGATACTGAGCGGCGGCAATGGCAGCGCGAGCGCGCTCTCATCGAGGCGCAGGCGCAGGCGTCGATCACCGAGGTCCGGGCCGGCTGTGCCGAACGGCTTGCCGCGATCGAGCGCCAGGTCGCCGACCGTTTAGCGACGGTGCGCGACGGTGCGCCGGGACCTGCTGGACCTCCCGGTGAAAGGGGTGATGCGGGACCGCCTGCCGTCGATTTGCTTCTCCCGCCGAAACTTGCAACAGAGATCGCGAGTGCAGCGCGTCTGCTGCACGAATTGCCGCTTGCGGCGATGCGCAAAGATGGCGCTGGCCGAGTGACTCGCATCGAGCGGGACGAGAACGGCGCGTTTGTGCCGGTCTACGAAGAGCCGCAGCCGTGATCGTCAATCTTTCCGAAGAGGCAAGCAACGCCATGCTCGACGTTCTCGCCGGCATGATGGATGGCGGCAGCATCAAGCTATTTTCTGACGAGGGGAAAACGCTTGCGGTGCTCAAGCTGTCCGATCCGTCTGTTAGAGCAGCGATCGACCGCGAGCTTGTATTCAACCAGATTGCCGAGGAAGACGCCGCGCTGGCACAGGGGACGGCCTCGTCGGCGCGTGTCGACGCCGCGGATGGCACCGAAGTGTTTTCTTGTGATGTCGGCGATCAGAATTCCGACGCAGTGATCAGGCTCAACACGACAAAGATTTACCGGGACAGTCCGGTGCGCTTGAAATCGTTCCGGTTGGCGATGCCATAAATGGCCCAGCAGATCATCAATATTGGTGCGGCGCCAAACGACGGCACTGGGGATCAACTGCGCTTGTCGTTCGACAAGTGCAATGGCAATTTCACCGAGCTTTATGCGGGCGTTGCCGCAAGTGCGCCAATCGGCAATGCGATCGAATATCAGTTTAACAACAGCACCGTTGAGCCGCCGCTTTCCGGACAGGTTCGGTTTAATCAGACAACACAATCGTCGACGACTAAACTGTGGGTGAGCCAAACCACGTTATCTGGAATAAACATCAAACAATTTCTTTCTGCTGCAACTGCTGGCGCAAAATTGATTTTCCAGGATAGAAACGACAATACCAATTACATCAAGTTTGATGTCACTGGCGCGCCGTTAGACAAGACGACCTATTGGGAGTTTGCCGTTGCCGTTACCGCGTCCGGCGGGACCCTGCCAAATGCGCCTGTGCTAGCATCCGTTACGGCTCCTGGCGGCGCTGATAAGACCTACGTCGATTCCCAGGATGCGCTGAAAGTAGCCAAGGCCGGCGACACCATAAGCGGCTCGCTGTCCATCGGCAGTGGGCTTGTCGTGAGCAGCCTTGGCGCGGACATATCCGGCAAGGTGTGGCATCGCGGCAATAGCGCGGGCGACTGGGGATCGATATTCACCGCCCCCGGCTATGGTCTACAAGTCCAGGCCGGTACCGGAAGCGGCAACATTTCTTTTCAAGTCAGTAACGCAGCAAACAGCGCTACCTATTTCAGCGTCAGGGGCGACGGCGCTGCGCAATTTTCGGGAAACGTCACCGTTGGGTTCAACGGCAATATCTTCCTTGGAAACAACTCCTACGGGCCGTGGACCGGGCGCATCAACATCAATTCGTCTCCGGGCTCGGCGATTTATGGAATTACGTTTCGACCGGACACCGACACCAACTCCAACCCGTGCCTGTTCGCCAATGCTGCCGGGGGTGGCGTCGGCTCGATCACGACCAGTGCGGGAGGGACGGCCTACAACACGGGCTCGGATGAGCGGCTGAAGGAAGCCTTCGAAACCTTCGATGCTGGCCGCATCGTCGATGACACCGAGGTGTGGTCCTTCAAGTGGAAGAGCACCGGCGAGCGCTCCTATGGCGTCAGCGCGCAGCAGGCGCAGCAGGTCTACCCAGAGGCGGTGACCTACCTGGACGAGCAGGACTGGTACGGCATCGATTACTCCCGGTACGTGCCGGTGCTGCTACAGGAGCTCAAGACGCTGCGGGCGCGGGTTGCGGCGCTGGAGGGCGCTACCGCTGTCAAGCCGTCGTCGCGGCGATGACCGGCGCCACCGGCTATAAGGACGCCCCCGACGTTGTGCAGTCCCCCAATCCGTGGACGGTGATCGCGGCGCTAACCAAGGGGCTGCAAGAAGCAATGGCTCGGATCGAGGCGCTGGAGGCGCGATGATATTCCGCGTCAGCAAATGACCGGTACCGCTGATAGTACACTTTGGACCGCCGACACCCATTGCGTCACTGCGGATGGCCGGATCATCTGCATCGACGCGGCTGTGGTCGAGGCCGCCGCGGCGGCGGAGATCGTCGACAGTGTCGTTCAGTGGGCTGGGGTTGCTGTTGTCAGTGAGGCTGCTTATGCGGTCGAGACGCTCGACGCGGTTGTCCAGCCGGCGATCGTTGTTGTCATTGGCGGCGGGACCTACCGGCCAGAACTGCCATTACCAGTCGAAGGCATCGGCGATGGCATCCTGCCGCGACTTATCGGTGAGGCGCACGGTGTCGTTATCGCGGCAAGTGCCGGTGCTGGGACGCTGCGCGGCTTCGTCGCGGTGGCCGACGGCTCGGCCGGCGCTGTCGGGCATAGCGCGGCGCAATTCGTCATTCGCGCGGCAGCGGTCGGAGCGCGCGGCCAGGCCGGCATCGCGGCTGCGGTGCTCGACGGCCTCGGCGCAGCCGGCTCGGGTGCGGTCATCACACGCGGCCAGGGTTCGGGCGTGATCGCCAATCTCGAAGCCGCTGCCATTGGACGGTGTGACGATGACGAAGCCGTCGTCGCCTGGCTCCTGGCCGCATGAGGGGCATGGCATGAGCGAGAAACCGGCCATTCCTGCGCCGCAGTACACCCTGCTTGAAGGATTCGGCACATGCCTCGCGCTGGCCCGGCGCGCGCTGGAAGAGGTGCGCACCCTGGCGCGAATTCCGGGACCCGAAGGCAAGCGCGGGGCAAGGGGTGACATTGGCGAAAAGGGCGAGCGTGGCGAGCCGGGCAAGCCCGGGCCGGCGGGCCGCGATGGCGCCGACGGCAAGGACGGTGAGCGCGGTCCACAGGGCAAGACCGGGGCGCTGCCGGTGGTGCGCGAGTGGGCGCCTGACGCCGTTCATTACGCGGGGACGGTTGTTGCCCATGCTGGTGGGGCTTGGCAGGCCGCCCGCGATACCGGGCAGGCGCCGGGGCACCCCGACTGGGTGTGCCTGGCGCGCCCTGGGCGTGACGCCGCGATGCCGCGGGTGCGCGGCACCTGGGCCGAGGGCGAAACCTATGCGGCACTCGACATCGTCGCGAACGGAGGCTCTGGCTTTATCGCGCGCTCTGACGCGCCGGGGCCATGCCCGGGCGCCGGCTGGCAGATGATCGCAGCCAACGGCAAGCAGGGCATCAAGGGACCGCCCGGGGAGCGCGGCGACCGCGGCGAACCTGGTGCGCGTGGGCTGCCGGGCGCGTCCGCACCGCTAATCGTCGGCTGGACGATCGACCGCAAGACCTACACCGCCACGCCGGTCCTGTCGGATCAGAGCCCGGCGGCACCGCTCGAACTGCGCGGCCTGTTTGAACAGTTCCACGACGAGGCGCGCTGATGGCTGACGTCTGGGTCAAGGTGCTGACGCCGGCCGACAGCTACGCCCTGCTGACGTTGGACGAGCTCAAGCCCATGCTCAACGTGCCGTTGAGCAACACCACCGAGGATGAACTGTTCCAGATGTGGATCGACCAGTACAGCGACGTGGTCGCCACCATGTGCAATCGCGTGTTTGCGTATGAGACGGTCGCGGAGACCTGGCGCAGCGAGTCAGCGCCGTTCGATCGCGCGCTGTTGTTCCTGACGCGTTACCCGGTCGCTGATGCCGATATCACCGCGGTGGAATCGCCACGCGGCAACATCCTCGATCCGGCCAGTTACGAAGTTGAGAACGTATCCGGCAAGCTGCGCATCGAGGGCGGCTGGACCGAGCCGGTGACCGTGACCTACAGCGGCGGCTATCATTTGCCGGACGAGGCGCCACCGGCACTCAAGGCGGCCACCGGGTTATTGGTCCAGGCGGCGCAGATGCAGTCGAAGGTTCCCGCGTCCGCTGTCCGATCGGTCTCGCATGGTGAAACCCGCGTGCAGTATTTCGATCCGGTGCAGATGTTCGGCAAGGCCGGCGGCGCCGCGCCGTTGATGCAGGCGACCGATACCGTCAACGCCCTGCTCTACAAATACATGCGGTTCTACGCATGACCATCGACTATAGCGCGATGCTGTACGATCCGGTTTACGCGGAGATCGGCGTGCCGGCGGTGTTCACCGTGGTGGGGGCCGATACCGGGGCCGAGATCACTGTCATCGACGACACGCGGCCGAAGCTGCTGCCAACCGGCTCCAGTGCCGGCGCCGAGGTGCAGAGCGTCGGTCCCGGCGCTTTCGTTCGCATTCCCGAACTTACTGCGAAGGGCATCGCGCGCGCCGACTATGGCGATGCGGTGTTGGCGTTCAACGGCAGGAGTTGGATCGTGCGTTCGTGGGAACTGCGCGGCAGCCCGAACGGCGAGGATTTTGGCGAGGTGCGGTTCAGTTTGAAGGCCGGCGCCGTTGGCTGACGTTCGCGAGGACATTCTGGCGCGACTGCTCGAGGTGGTCGCCAGTATTCCGAACATCCGTTCGGCGCAGCGCAACAACGTCGAGATCCCGGAAGACCAGTTGCCGGCGGCGATCGTGTTCGACGGCGATGAGGAAACCAACGATGCCTCCGATCTGTCCATGCGGCCTCCTAACCGGCCGACAATGGTCCGCATGCATCCCGAGATCGTCATCGCGCAGCAGGCCGACGAGGCTGGATCAGACCTTAGCGGCTTGCGGCGGGAACTGATCAAACGGGTGATCACCGATACCGCGCTCAACGAGACGATCGTCAAGACCGGGCGGTTCGGCAACGGCGCGATCCGGTATCTCGGCTGCCAGACCGACCTCGGTTGGGGGCGGTCGCTGCAGGGGGCGCTGCGCGCTCAGTTCATGTTCAAGTACGCACTCAAGATAGAGGACCTATGAGCCATGCCCGTATCGCCTAGCGTTCAAAACTATCACATCGGCAAAGGTATCGTCTCGTTCCAGGAGGACGGCGCCGCAGACTTCCTCGATCTCGGCAACGCGCCGTCGTTTGTGTGGACGCCGACGACTGCAAAGAAGGAGCACTTTTCGAGCAGAGAAGGCATCAAAGTCAAAGACTTCACCGCAATCACTCAGGTCGGCGCGACAATCAAATTCACACTCGATGAAATCAACGCGCCGAACCTGGGTCTCTTCACTCTGGGCGAGGTCGGAACCGCCGACGTTGATGGTAGTGTCACGGTGTCGGCTTTCAAGAAGACCGAGATCATCGGGACGATCAAAGTCGAGGGCACCAATGACGTCGGTCAGCATGTCGATTTCACCGGCCGCATATCGATCAACCCGACCGGAGACTTCTCTTTCATCACCGACGCCGACGACTTCAGCAAACTGCAGATCGAGGCCGAGGTGCAGAGGGATGACACCACCGGGGACTTTGGCGTGTTTACTGTTCATGAGCCGGTGGTGGGGCCGTAATGGCCGATTTATTGGATATCGCACCATCGACGGCGGTCGAAGTCGTCTGGATTGACGGTCGCCGGGTGAGCGTGCGCGGCGTGTCGGTTGACGCTATCGCGTCTATCGTCGCGCGGTTTCCCGAGGTGAGATCGCTGATCAGCGGCGGCGTCGGCGACAGCCTGGTCCCACGATTGATCGAAGGCTGCGCCGCTGCGGTCGGGCCGATCATTGCCGCCGGCTGCGGACACCTTGCTGATGCGATTTATGAGCAGCATGCGGCCAAGCTGTTGCCCGAGTATCAGTTAAAATTTCTCACCGCCATTTTCAGGCTGACATTCCCAAACGGGATCGGCTCCTTCGTCGAGGCGCTGACGGGCCTCATCGCCGGAACGGGCGAAGGGGCAAAGCCCATCAAGGTCCGCTCGCGGAAATCGCCCTCGCCGTCGTTGCCCTCGGCCGACGCGCAGGGATCGGCCCCGATTTTGCAATGACGCTGACGCCGCGGCAGATCGCGGCCTACCTCGAATTCGGCGAGCAGCTCGACCGGTCGGATCGGGCGAACGACCTGGCGATCGCGGCGATCGGCGCGCAGGGCGACCCGAAGTCGATCGAGAAGACGCTCAAGGATTTGGGCGGGTGAACTGGTTGATGCATCACTTCCCTCCTTTGCGCTCACTGGCTGCGCGGCCACCGCAATGATGACCACGGGCATCGCGGTCACTCGGGGTTTGACATGGTCCGGTGGTTGCCGTGCGAGCCGTGATGGCTACAGGCGTGGGTTGATTGGACGGTTGCGTACTGGTCACTTTTCCGCAAGCGGCCACTGAGAGCGCTAATCCAATGCCACATATCAAGCATAAAAATTTAGACACAATTTCTTTCCCTTTCATTTTCGACGTACTTGGCTGGCTATACGAAGTCAGGGCGCTCGTCTTGGCGTCCCGTGCCACAACTTGTTCATTCGTGCCAATCTGACCTGACATGAAGCTCGTCTTCTCGGAGCAGCAAGGGGTCTTTGATCGGCTGATCGAGGACATCGAGAAGCAGATTGACGACGCCAAGGCCGGCGCGGTGCAGGACGCGGCCGAGTTCGCGATAGCGCAGGGTCAGGGGAATATCGCGGCAGCCGGTTTCGGGCGATCGCGGCAGGCGCTGCAATCAAAGTTCTTCGCCAACGAAGGCGGCGATCCAGCGGCATTGGTGTTCTTCAGCATGCCGTTCGCGAGCGTGTTCGAGCGCGGCGCGACGATTAGCGGACGGCCGTTGCTGTGGTTGCCGATCGAGCGAAACTTGCCCGGCGGTATTCATTCGCCACGGCAATACGGCCGCCGGTTGGTGTCGGTGAATGTGACCGGCAAACCGCCGCTGCTGTTCGATGCCGGCAATCGGGATCTGGGGCCGCTGTTCGTCGGCGTCAGCCAAGTCAACATCCGCAAGCGGCTCGATCTTCGTCGCATCTTTGCGCAGGCAGCATCGCGACTGCAGGAATTCTACGAGAAACGGATCAAGGGCTGATGGCGACAATAAGCCAACGCATAAGCATCGAGGGCGGCGACGACGTCCGCAAGGCGCTTGAAGAGCTCGGCAAGGCTGCCAGCGATGCTTTCAAGCAGATCGCGGACGCGGGCGAGAAAGTTAAGCTTGATCCGGAGACCCAGAAATCGTTCGACGGCCTCGTCGAGGCGAGTTCGAAACTTGCTGATCAGTTTACCGAGCTCGGCAAGACCGCGTCGCAAGCGGCACCGGAGATCGAGAAGGTCGGCGAGGGCGCTACCAAGGCGGACGAGGGCTTTGCTGCGCTAGGCGAATCGGGCACCAAGGCTGCCGCAGCAATCAGCTCGGTCAGTGATGCCAGCGAGAAGGCCGCCGACGACACCGCTAAGGCTGGCGATGCGGCAAATAAATCCTCGGAGGGATATGCCAACCTAACGCTTAATGTGATCAAGACTGGCGCCGCTATCGTCTCGGCCGGCGGCAGCATCGCCTCGGCGGGTACCGCAACCGCGTCCTTGGCGGCGCAGACAGTGACCGCCGCCGCCGCGGTCGGGACATTTGCGATCTCCCTGGGTTCGGTCCTGGTGCCGGCTGTCCTGGCGGCGGTCGGTGTCGTCGGTAAGCTCGGTTCCGCGCTGGCTGACATGGCGACCACAGATGCAAAACTCTCGGACGTGCTCGAGCACACCTCGCGCGCCACCAAGGACATCGGCGAGAGCTTCACCAAATTGCAGGTCGGACAGGCCGCCTTCGAGCAGATGGGCGTCAGCGGCGCACGGTTCCGGGACATCATGGTCAAGATCGCGGAGGCCTTGGGGCCGTCGTTCGATCCGGGTGCCGCCATCAAGGCTTCGGCGGACAACATCACCGCGGCGACCGACAAGGCGCTGCTAGCCGAGAAGGCGTTGCTGGAGGCGCGAATCCAACTCTCGAAGGTCGACCACGGCCCGCCGCTGCCGTTCACAGAAATGCGATTGCTCGACATCAACCGCGAGCTCCTGGAACAAACCAAGGAGCTAGCGGTAGCCCGCAAGGCTGCCGACGCCGCCGCCACTGCATCGAGTGACGCGGACAAGGAGAAGGCCAAGGCGGTAGCTAACAATCTGGAGAATGTCGTGAATCTGATCCGGCAGGTCGAGGCCGGATCGAAGGATATCAAATTCGACAAGCTGACAGAGGCGTCGACCAAGCTCGAGGCCGTAAAAAAGGTGTTGCAGGATGTTACCAAGACGGGCAGCGACTTCTCGCAGACGCTGACCAATATCATTGCCAACCTGCCGCAGAAGGACGCCCTCGCGGTGGGCAAGGCGCTCGGCTTCTCGGACACTGATATCGATCGCGTGCGGCGCTACGGCACCGAGGTCGGCAAGATCACCGGACTGTTTGCTAAAATCAATAAGGCCGGCGTCCTGATCGACCCGTCGGCTGCCAAGACTTTCGATGCGATGGCCGATAGCACTCAGCGGCTCGACAGCGCTTGGGCGCGGCTCAAGCAGGCGTGGGACAGCACGGTCTTTTCACGCCTGGGTGCGGCCGGCGTGAGCGCGTTTAATAATATCGCTGCGGCCGCCGTCGAGGCGACCGCGGCAACTCTGGAGACCTTCAACGAGTGGGGTGCCGCGGTCGGCAAGATCCTCGGGCAAGCCGCCGAGGGCTGGGGTCGCATCTTCAAGGGGTTGGGCGCGCTGATCCAGGCCGCTGTCAACACGCCGATCGAGAACGCCTGGGCATGGATCCCAGAGGCCTTCAACAGCGCCATCCAGGGGATCGGCTCCATCCTCTCACAGGCCACGGCGTTGCTCACCGAGTGGGTTACCACCCCGATTGCGAATGCCTGGCAGTGGATCAAGGACACGTTCAACGCGATGATCAGCAGCCTGGGCTTCAGCAGTGGCGGCGCGGTTGGGGGTGGCGGTGGTGGCGATGGATTCGCTTCCGGTGGCCTGCTCGGCGGCCGTGGCACCGGCACGAGCGATTCCAATTTGGCCTGGGTCTCCCGTGGCGAGTACATCACCCCGGCCAGGGCGGTGGCGCAGCCGGGTGTGCTCGCCTTCCTGGAGGCGCTGCGGCGTTCGGGCGGCAATCTGCGCAACGTACTCGACGGGATGGGGCGGTTCGCGCTCGGGGGGCTGGTGGCGCCGACGCTCTCGATCCCGGCGCTGGCCGGCGGTGGCATGAACAGCGTCACCATTAATTTCCCGGGCCTGCCAGAGATTACCGGGCTGCGGGCCTCGTCCGACGTGGTCGACCAATTGCGCAAGGCGGCGGCCATGTCGCAAGTGCGATCGGGCGGCAGAAAGCCCAGCAGGTACTCTTGATGCCGGCCTATACGCTGCTCGCGATCGACGGCATCGACTTCTCGCAATATGCCGTGCGCGGCATCACCATGACGCTGGCGCCGATCGATCAGGCCAAGAACGTCGCGCGGGACTGCCGTGGGGCATTGGCCGACATCTCGGTCGCGCAATTCAGGCAATACAAGGTCACCATCACCTGCACCGATCACGAGGCGCCCGAGCTCACCGACGTGTGGCCGGGCCAGGATGTCACCATCACCTGCATTCCAGGTCTAGGCGCCGCCAATGGGGCTGGCGACGTGTTGACCATTCTTACGAAGGTGACGGCCTGGAATACGTCGCGCGACGAATGGGCGGCCGAGGTGGCGTGGACGCTTGAGGCCGAGCAGAGGACCGTCTGATGCCGGCCGGGATGCCTTACTTCGCCTGGATCGATCCGGACGAGACGACGTTCGGGGCTGAGCACATGCGCTGGGATGAGGATGTGTTCTCGTTCACGCTGGCGCAGGACGAAGGCGATCCGGCGAGCCTCACTATCGTGGTCCGTCGGCCACGCAATACGGCGGGCGATCCGATCGGGCTGCTTGGTCCCGGCCGCAAAATCTGGGCGTGGTTCGCGCTCGACTGCGGGCCTGACTTGATCCGTTTTCGCGGCCGGTTGGTCGGTGTCCCCACAAGCATCTTCGAAGAGTTGGTGACCTTGGAATTCGTCGCGCGCCCGATCGACCTCACGGCGCAGAAAAATGCATTGGCCGACAGCCTTCGCGTGCTGCCGTATTATGACGAGGTGGTTATCGACCCGTCGCGCCGCACCGATCCGGAGGTCGTGTTGGAGGGTTACAGCGCGATCTGGCATTACGATCGCGAGACCCATGTCCTTACGGTCTCGGATGAGATTACCGGTGAGGACGGTCTTGTTGAATTCGACGGCGCCAGCGAAGATGGCAAGGTGCTTTATGACGGCCTTGCTCTTAGTCTCACAAGCGGACCACTTACACAGGTTGATGTCAGCGCCACATATACTTGGACACAATCGGCAACCGGGAATGTTGACCTAACTAAATATCTCATCAGAAATTGGCCTGGCTCTGGACCCAACTATATTACGTCGTTCACCCTGGATGCTAATTCATGGCCAAAGACTGGGGCCACGCTCGGCGACGGGTGGGTCGCCGCCGATGCGGCGGCTTCTTCGAAATACGACTATAAAATGGAGACGTCGACGTCAGGCAGCACATTGACTGTGAAATTCCCGGATACATCGTGGTTTGGCCCGTCAAGTTGGACCACAACCGCTACGACGACCGGTACGGGCTTCGTTCAGCCGCCGGGGTCAATTACTTATCCAGATTCATATACAGATACAATTGACGTAAAAACATCGCCCGGTGAAACAACCGACGTTGGAACATCAACTTATACGTCATCCTACAGCCGCAATACTACTGGTACCGCGTCTGTGCTGACGCTCAATACGTTCGTCGTCACGCTGCTGGCAGGCTACTCGGCCAATCGCCAATGCACCGAGCGGGTGTCGCTCACGCTTGTAGCCGACGTCCAGCATGTTCTGACCACTCCCGAGGATGGTGAAGCGCTGAAGATCGCCGATATCAACTCGGTAAACCTGAGTCAAATGATTGGCGATGGCGCCGCTGCCTATCTGCCAATCGGGGATGCGCGTCGGCGCTCCTATATTGCCACCGAACGAGGCAACAACAGCCTGGAGCATCTGATTGCATTGGCGCGCGCACAGTTGATGCATCGCGCGCGGGTGGTGCAGATCGCGTTTGCGCCGAAGCTCTCGCGCATGCCGGAAATAACGCTGCGCAAGAATGTGTTTTTGGTCGAGCCACGGGTCGGCGAGGCACTGGGTAAGATCATCGGATATTCATTGGCGCTCGATGGTTCCGCCGGTCGGATTGGTTGCGAGGTCCGCATCGGATGTTCCATCGGCCGTGGTGGTTCGGCCGTCGCTTCCGGTGGAGCGCCGACCTATTGCACCATCGATTATACCGGAGCCGATTATCAGCAGTTCACAGAACGCACGGTGCTTTTTGATTCCTCGGTAGGCTACCAGCCTCCGAGCGCCAATCCGAACGACGACGGTATTGATTTTCTGTCGGTGCTGCGGGCTGAAGATGTGATTGAGACACCGCTTAACGTTGAGAACCCAGCATCTGTGCAGTCAACTCATCTCGCACACCTGCCTCTCGCTGTGGCTCGCGAGGAGATAAAAAAAGTTCAGACTCGCGCGACTTTCAAGCTCAAGAGCATGACGCGCGAATTTACCAGCGAGTACGATCTGCAGGTAACCGATCTGAACATTCCGACTGGCTACGACCTGGAGGCGGCGTGATGGCAGGGTTTGAGGTTATCGTTAGGCCGGTCATCCTCCCTAACATTCGTCCCGCCCTACCTCGCATTCTTCCGCCTGTACCTGATCCGAGTCAGGGCCTTTTTGTTCTTAACGGCGGCGACGGCAACTTCCTCGGCATTTCAACAACGTTCAGTGTCAGCTTCTCACAACAGCAGCCCCATAAGGAAGCCGTGCGGCAATACGATACAGAAAGGGTCTACAAGAAAGACGAGAAGAAGGGGGGCTCAGCCAAGGATACAAGCAACGTCGACAAGGACACCTATGTCGACGTGGAGCGCCTACGAAGAGTTAGACTTGACACCTCGGATGGACCGATAAAGGTGGTTTATAACGATCCGCCGGAAGTCGACAACGTCGAAACGTTGCAAACGAATCTGGTGCGGTAAACATGACCTTAGTCTTCGTCACGAGTGGGGCTTGGGGACCCGGCACCGGCGCGCCGAATAGCGCTGCCCAGGTCGACGGCAATTTCTATGATGTCGATCAGCGCATTGTCGCGCTGAATGCAGACTTGGACGAAGGCAAGCGCATCGACACCGTTACCTATACGTCGAACAGCATGACGTTCCATTTCACAGATGGAACGACGCAAACCATTCCGCTACCGATTGCGATTATTTCTTACGTGGGGCAGTGGACCAACAGCACTCCATACGCCCGCGGCCAGATGATCTCGGTTCGCAGTCTCGGCATGTTTCAGGTGCTGGTGGATCATACGACGCCGCCGATGCCGGCCGCGTTCGATCCGAATGCGACGGACGGCAGCGGCAATCCGCTCTATCAATTCTGGATGCCGCTGTATGACGTCAACTATGATGCGGCAATCTTCGTGCCTGGCACTGTCCAGCGTGCAGCGGGAGAGGTGTTGTTTCAGGCGGTCGCCAATCGGACGATGCAGTTGGCGAGTGGAAATGCTCATGCCTATGCCTATCTCGATGTCGGCATCGGTGCGGGCACTAATATTATCATTTCGATTCAGAAGAACCGAGTTCAGATTGGCACCATCACGTTCACCGCCGGTGCCGCGCTTGACGCTGGGGGCGGGCAGAGCGGCGCATTCAATATTCCGGCCACCGCGCAACTTGCCGAGGGCGACACCTGGTCGCTCAAAGTCACGCAATCCAATAATGCCGCGCCGACTGGCCTGTCGGTGACGCTGCCGTTCCTGCGCACGGATATATGATGCCGGTCGGGCCGTACTCTCCGGACGCATTGACGCGCATCATAAATGTGAATTGGGGCGGGGACGTCATCGTGGCCTTTGCCCAGGTAAATTTTCTGGTCCCCGGGCCCAAGCCTTTTATATTTTTAGCAAGTGAAGATATCGAATTTCTGGCTCAACGTCAGTTCAACTTTGTCAATTTCCCTTATGATGGGCATGATGCCGTGGCCACGCTGTATAAGGTCAAAGTGAACCAAGGCGAGTTCATGGACACCGTTACGCCGGACCTTTTTATTGATGGTTTTGATCTAGGGGACGCGCAGGGCATCTACGTTTTTTCTATCGGTGATGATCTTAACAAGGGGATTGAAAGAGCCTTCACCGGCATAGCACAAGCACTATACGCAGGTTATGCGGAGGGGCATGATTTGGATGGTGCGGCACCTGTGAAACCCGACATATCGCCACCAGGCATGTTGTGGAGCATAGGCATGGCCAGTGTTCCGAGTGGGACCGAGACCGCATGGAAAATACGGTTTGGAAACCATCGGGACGATGATCCTGCAGGATCGTCTGCAGACCTGCCCAATGCCATGGTGCAGTGTTATCCGTTGGGGCCTACTTATAATCCGGCTGGCAATGATCCTACCGCTGAAGTTTTTGGCTATACCATAAGCATGTATCGCCTTGACTCTGGAGGTGTAGGTACTTCATACGGCGCGTCCGCTTTGGGCGAAGAGCCTGGTCGAAATATGGACCCGGCATGGCATCAACCCGTAGATAACGCCATTCCCCCTGCGAAGGGTATTCCATTCAGCGCCGATCCACCGCCGCTGGTCACAAATGACACGCCATCCGCCTGATGCTTGTCTGTAGCGTCAGCCAGTTAGCTCGGCGGGCGGCGATCGCGGCCGATCTCGCCGAGGCTGCCACTGCGGTGGATGCGCCGGGGACCGGCAACGTCGTGTTCGCCACGCTGGTCGACGATCCGGCATCGGTGCGCGAGTTCGTCGACGCCTACCTCGGCCAGATCATGCTGGAGGCAGCGAGCGCTGCCGCCACCGTCAACGCCGGTCTGGTCTATGCCGCCCGCGTCGACGAGGCTGTTGTCGCGGCCGATACGCTCGTCGGTGCTGTGCCGACTATTAAGAGTGCAGCCGTGGCCGAAGCGGCGAGTGCGGCTGACCTGGTTGACTACACCGTCGCTGGCCCGACCTTTAACGGAGTGCTCGCGCTCGACGGCCCGATCATGCCGGCAAATCCACAACCAACCGTGATCTATATCGAGGGATAAATCTTGGCCTTCGCAGACACCACCTGGTATTGCAACGCGGGTGACCAGTCGACAACTGGGCATTACGCCGTGGCGAAGTTCGTTGCCTCGGGTGTTTATTCCGCCGGACAATTAGTTCGCCAGTTGACTGCGCCGACAGTCGGCAATGAACGCGTGTTCGTGGTTATTGTCGCCGGCACGGCCAGCACCGAACCGGCATGGACGGTTACACGCGGAGCCAAGAACACATCCGGCACGGTGACGTTTCAGGAATGCACTGGCGCGTCTGCGGTCAATGGCGATGCGACCAACACGCCAACGTGGAGCGGCTTTCGGGCGATCGCGACGGCGGTGACGCTGGGGGCGATCATCCAGCGCAACAACGGCGCGAGCTATTGGATATGCTCGACCGCGGGGAGTGTGGGCGCATCCGAGCCGGCATGGGCAAACAACACGGCCGGCACGACGCAGGTCGACAGCACGGTGACGTGGACCTGTCTGGGTGTGGTGGGCAACTTCACCGGCGGCCAGGCCCCGCACGCGCGGCTCGCCAATGCCTGCGTCGCCAGCTGGTGGGGGGCGGGTAATACAATCTACGTCGGCGACAACCATGCCGAGAGTCAGACAACGGCGATCACCATTGCGCCAGGATTGTCGCAGACGACGATGGGCCGGATCGTTTGTCACAACCATTCAGGTAGCTATCCGCCGACATCGGCCAATCTAGCGACCACGGCAACAATCTCGACGACTGCAGCGGTAGCTATCAACATCAACGCCAGTGCGGGGGCGCTTTATTGTTATGGGCTGACGTTCATTTCGGGGGTTGGGCAATCGTCAGCGTCAAATATAGCATTCTTCCCAGGCAGTGCTTTTTATTATTTCGACTCATGTGTTTTCAAGTTGGCAAACACCGCCAGCGCTGCCATAATCGTACTAAACACGACATCCTCTGGCAGTACAATCTGGCACAACTGCCAGGTGAGCTTTGCCAACGTTCTGCAAATTCTCAGCGTTGCCTATACCGATTTTACCTGGAAAAATACCGCGCAGGTGTTGGCAACCGGGTCGACGGTGCCGACAAATTTGCTGGGTCAAAACACTGCCAACGCTTTCAGCAGCATTGTCCTTGAAACGCTCGATCTTAGTCAGTGGACTTCTGTTTTTATATCGTCGGGGGGTCCCCCTGCTTCAATCGGCAACTGGCTCGTCAAGGACTGCAAGCTCAACGCTGCCGCGACGTTTCCAAGCCCTGTGAACACTGGCCAAATAATCCAGATTGTTCGTTCCGACAGCGGTGCTACGGCGTACAAATCGGCGCGTTATGCATCGGAAGGCACCGAGACCACCGAGACCTCGATTACCCGCGTCGGCGGCGCGACCGATCCGACCGGGCAGGCGCAGAGTCGCAAGATCGTCACGACCGCCAATAGCCAATGGCTGCGGCCGTTCAAGGCCGAGCCGTATGCGATCTGGAACCCGACGACCGGCGCCAATGTCACGGTGACGGTCTATGGCACGGTTAACGCCGGATCGCTGCCGAACAACGACGATATCTGGTTAGAGGTTGAATATCTCGGGTCATCAGCCACGCCATTGGGCACCATCGTCACCACCACCAAGTCCAACCTGTTGGCAGCGAATGCGGCGGTCGCGGCGGATGGCTCGACCTGGAACGGCGGTGGCTCGGGTGCCGGCTGGTTGCCCTTCAAGCTCACCACCACGCTGTCATCGCCGCAGCCCGGCCTCGCCGGCTACCTGCACGCACGGGTGCGAACGGCGAAGCCTTCGATGACATACTACCTCGATCCCAAGGTCGTTCTGACCTGAACAACTTCTCAAGGAGAAAGCCATGGCTGAGGAACGCGCCAACGCGCGCGACTGCAATGACGCATCCGTCATCCGTGGCAGCGGCATCGGCGAAAGTGCTGAGGCGCACGGCCGATATGAGGTCGAATGCATCGGCGCGGACGGCAATCTCAAATGGCGTGAGGTGATCGAGAATGTGGTCGCCACCGTCGGCAAGAACCTGATGCTGGATACGGCCTTTGCGGGCTCGGCCTATACGGTGGTCGGGCCTTACATGGGCCTGATCTCGTCGGTGTCGTATTCGGCGGTCGCTGCCGGCGACACCATGGCATCGCATTCGGGATGGCTGGAGGCCGGCGGCGCTAATGCGCCGACCTATTCTGGCAATCGCAAGACCGCGGTCTGGTCTGCCTCTTCGGCGGGATCGAAGGCGCTGTCGGCGGCACTCTCTTTCGCCATCACCAGCTCGGGCACGGTCAAGGGTGCGTTCCTCAATTTCGGCAGCGGCGCGGTCAACACGAAGGACGATACCAACGGTGTGCTGTGGTCGGCTGGGACGTTCTCGACTGGCGACAAGGCTGTCGTGAACGGCGACACGCTCAATGTAAACTACTCAACGAGCTTGTGAGGGGAAGTCATGAGCCTGACCGCAATCCTTCTGGGCATCATCAACATCGCGATCGTCGTTGCCATCCTGTTGCTGGTCGGCGCGGTCATCCTTTGGTTCTGCAACTGGTTCGGCTTTGCCGTGCCGGCCATGGTGCAAAAGCTCTACATCGGCGTGGTCGCACTGATTGCACTCTACATGCTGGTCAGCCTGCTGCTCGGGCTGCCATCGGTGCGCCTCATCGGGCACGTTGCGTTGCCCGTATTGGCTGCGACGTGAGGTGAGTCATGGTCGTCGAGCAGGCTGGCCAGGTTGCCTCGTCGACGATCGAGGCGATGAAGTCGACGCCGCTGGCGATTGCGCTGCTGGTGGTCAACATGGCGTTTCTCGGCTTTGCCGCTTACGTGCTCGGCGAGGTCGCCGCCAACGCGAGCGAGCGCAACAAGTCGCAGCTTGAACTGATCACCAATCTAGTGCGCGACCTTCGGGATTGCCGCCAAGGTCCACCGACCTGAGAGGGACGTCATGAGCTATGAGCGCATTGTCATATCGTCCGGTCACGGCAAATACGTTGAACCCAAACCCTCAACCTGACCGCCATGGTATTGTGCGAAAAGGCGACGACGGAGGAATGGCTATGAAAGCGACAAATCAAATGGCACCTCAAATTCATGATTTTTCCAGCTTACCGAACAACGCTGTCGACGAAGTATTGCGGCTTGGTGAAGCAACTCTGACCGGAACCGTTCAGATCGCCGTTGCTGCCGATCAGCGGGCCACTGCCATGGCAGGCATCTTCGGCGCGGGATTTGTCGCCCTGCTGGCAGTTGCGGCAGCGATTGCCACGAACGAGCGCTACACGCCATCGCTGTTTTTTGCCGCGCTCACTACGGCTACGGGATTATTTGTGGCGGCGGTCTGCTGTGCATGGGCCGCACGGCCCAACGATTTCTTTGTCGGGGGCTATGAACCGCGCCATATCATGAAATCGACTGGCGATGTCGTATGGATGAAACGCTACGCCTGCGAGGATGTGCAGAAACGAATCGACGCCAATGCTCGCTCGCTTGAAAAGGGAGCAAAACTCGTAATTGCTGGCGCAGTCATCGCTTTCTTGTCGCCGGTGGCAGGAGGGGTCGCTTTTTCACTTAACCGCCTTTTTTGATTGGCGTGCTTGCATCGGGCCGGGGTGGTGGCGGCTTTTCAGGTTCCGGTGGTGGTGACGGAGAAGGCTGTTTGGGCTCGTCGTTCATTTTTTGCCTGTTATAGATCGAGCACGGCGCGCCGAACACGGCCGATAACTTCTATATCTGTTTTATCGGGAACGCACAAAAATGAGCTACAACAGCATTGTTATAAGTTCCGGTCACGGCAAGTACGTGCGCGGCGCGAGCGGCATCATCGATGAGGTCGACGAGGCCCGCCGCGTGGTCGATGAGCTAGCCAACCAGTTTCGCGATCGCGGCGTGGACGTGAAAGTGTTTCACGACGACGTCAGCCACTCGCAGAACGAAAATCTCAACCGGATCGTGGACTATCACAACGCGCAGTCGCGCGACCTGGACGTATCGGTGCACTTCAACGCCTATCAGTCGTGCGAAAAGCCGATGGGGACCGAAGTGCTGTACGTGACGCAGAGCTCGCTGGCGAGCCAGGTCTCGGCCGCGATCGCATCGTGCGGCTTCATCAACCGCGGTGGCAAGAAGCGCACCGACCTGTTCTTCCTCAACAACACCGAAATGCCGGCGCTGCTGATCGAGGTCTGCTTCGTCGACTCCGAGGCCGACTGCGAATGCTACGAGGTTCAGTTCCAATCCATTTGCACAGCGATTGCCGACGTGCTCGGCGGTGGCATCGAGGGCGGCGAGGAATTGCCGCCACCGGATTCCGATGCGCTGTTCGAGGCGACAGGCAGGTGCTCGACGTTCGGCGGCCCGGAGGACACTGGCGTGCAGACCGACGAAGACCTAGCATTCTTCGAAGTCGAGGCAGACATCGCCAAGGCGCCGCATCTGTTTCTGCCGTACCAGCCCCAGGGCACGACCGGGTTAGCACGGCGGCTCAATCCGCACGTCCATTACATCGCCTGCCGATGGGACTATGACGAGACGCCGCGGTCGATGCTGCTCGAAGAGGTGGCGATCGTGCGGGCGCGAAAGACCGGCATTGCGCTGACGGCCTTCCCGGCCGATTGGGGACCTAATGAAACGACCGGGCGTGTGGCCGATCTTTCGCCTGGGCTCATGCAAGACCTCGGAATCGGGACCGATGACGAGGTCGAGGTCACGTTCCCCGCTTGAAGTCTTCAGCCGGGTTATGGCATTTGGGATAGCAAATCCGACCATTGGGTTGCGTTTGACCACCTCCCCAACGATGATTTCTGGTCGCTAGAGGATTAACCCCGGCCATGCCGACATACACAGTTATTGTTGAAAACGGCTGGTCCTACATCGTCACGGCCAACGGCTACCGCGAAGGTCCGATCCGGTATCGATGGGAGGCCCAGGAATGGGCCGACGAAATGAACCAAACCGCAATCGTGTCCGCACAGCGGATCAACCAGGAGAAATAGCCCCCGATGTCGAATCCGCACCGCATGGCACCAGAAGGTGCGAAGGCCGTTGATTGGGCCGCGGAGGCGCAGCGATACTACGAGGAGCGCAACAAGTTGCGCTCCGAAAACGATCGACTGCGTGCGCAGCTCTCGCTTGCCGAACTTCGGTTGGTGGATAAAAACTGCGACTGGCTTGCCTTCAAGCATGCGTGGAACGCGGTCATGAAATCACGCCTCTCAAACCTGTAGGAACACTGCATTGCGGCGTGCGCAATGCTTACTTCGGAGTAGAAAGCACCCCCATTCTTCTCCCATTCCTCTCCCATTCTTCTCCGTTGGCACACACAGGCCCTAGATGTTGTGTCATGCTCAGTGTCCATTTTTCACCAGCTTGCAGGCGAGCTTGATCGAGCGCGGATCATCGGGGCGGCCGGCCGTGGTCACGATGATGCGCTGCCCGCACGTTTCGCACTCGATCAGGTATTGACCGCAACGCTTCGCCGGATACGGAAGCCGCTCAGTGCACGTCGCCACGGCCCCGCCAGAGGCATCCAGGTCAATGCCGTTCGGATGGGCGGGATTAGGCGCGTTTTTCGGCTCACGGCCCGCGTCGTGCCATGTGACATTCATGCGCGCCGCTTTCTGTTTCTTGACGGCTGCGACGGCTTGTTGCCCCGCGACGATTCGCCGGTGACGCCGGTCGCGTCATCGCACACCTTGCCGCAACTGGTGCAGCGGCTGACCGCGACCGGCGCTCGTTTGCGCTTTGTCATTCCCATCCCTCCGCCGCCGCGCGCAGGGCAAGCTCGCGCCGCCACTGCTCATTGTGAGCGAACCGGTCGCGTAGTTCCGCGCTTCGCCACCATCCCGGAAGCCAGACGCAGAGTGCGCAGTACGGATGGATCGGCGATGGCACGCAGCCGATGACGTGCACGCCGCATTCGCAGCACCGAAATTCGGTTTTGTTGGCGGGGAGGGTCATGGGATCGCCTCCACGCGCTCATGCCGATCGAGCCATCGTCGAATCGCAGGCGTGATCACCTCGTCGAGCGTTTGCCGTGTCCGGCTCATTGGGGTTCCCAGCTCTTCGCAGAGACCAAAAACCAGTGCAGCCGCCCGGCGACCTGATTGCATGGGTTGGGCGTCGCCGAGCCGAGCCCGAGCGTGCTCTTGTCCACCGCGCACCAGCGCGTTTTCGGCCGTTCGGCGTTGGCGAAGGCAACAACCTGAGCCTCGCTCATGCTGTCCGGCGCGCAGACCGAGCAGGAAAAGCCGTGCAGCGATGCGAACACGACCGGAGCGTCGGGCGTGGTGAGGCTGATGCGGTCATGGCTGATGGTCATGGCTTCGTGGGACGCGCTTGCGTTTTGTGGTTCTCTTCGGCCGGCCCGGGTTAACGCCGCGGCAAGCTGCAGGCAGCGGACCGCGGGCAGGCGGGATCGGCGAGCCGGGCGGCGCCAGCAAATCGGCAAGCGTGCAGGCAAGAGCCCGGGCGATCTGCGGCAGCCAGGATGTCGAGAGGCGGGTGTGCCCATTTTCCCATTTTCCGATTGTGCTTTTGTGCACGCCGAGCTCGTCGGCGAGCACTTGCTCGGAGCAGCTGCGGTGGATTCTGATCTCGGCCAGGCGGCGGCCAATGGCGGGATCGATGGCGCGTTTTCTCTGCAGCTGCATGCCTCCTCCATCGCACGAAGATTTCCTCCGCGGGCGGACGCGTTGCTTCAGTTCATCATGGGCTGGTGGCGGCGGAAGTCAGGACGTCGGGGATGAGCTCATTGGCACGGCCCTTCACGAACACATCGGTTCGGTTGACTTGGGATCCGGAGAGCGGAGCGACCTGCGATCCGACTCTACTGGCGAGCGTTATCCGCCGGTGTCATTTTGACAACCCCTACAACAATGCCGCGAACCTCGGTTTTTTGAGAAGCCGCCCCTTTGATTCTGTTGTGTTTTTTCGGGCCGGCTGTGCGGCTTTTGCCGATGCGTCACCGGGCGATCCAGCGGCTGTCGCTTAGGTGCTAATTGTTTGAATCGTTTGAAAAACCTCCGTGCGCCCCCTGGCTGCCAATCGCCCATTTTGGGGCAGATTCTGGCCTAAAAAGCGAGTCCGGCATGGACTCGATTGGCTTTCAGAAAAAAAATTCCGCCTTAGACAAGTCAACGTGCCTTGCGGATTTTGCGGATGGCCTCGATTGGGTCAAAGCCTAGAATGTCAGCTAGAGCCAGGAAGTCGCACAGACGCACACGACGCTCACCTCTTGCGATCTTGCCGAGCCAGGGCCCATCGTGGCCCAAGGCTCCTGCGATTTCATCGTGCGAGCGATCATCGTTTTCAAGTGCCTCACTCAATATCCTGGCTGCAGCCTCGTTGCAGCCTTCGATCGACATGACGAGGAATGCTAGCGCGATTTCAGATTGGGTGCCTAGGTCGCATAGGGGTTGTGCGCGGGACCGCATGGGCGGGCCGCTATGGCGATTTGGCGGGGCGTTGGACGGGCGTCGGGAGGTGCCGTGAACGCGCCGCGAACAGCCGGGAAGATTCCGGGACTTATTCCGGGACTTTCGGTATCCATTCCGGGACTTTTGCCCGTTTCGTTCGGGTTTCGTGCCGGAACCACAGTCAGCGGTCGATGGGAAAAGTTCTTTGGTTTCAAATGGCTTAGCTGGTCGGAGCGCCGAGATTTGAACTCGGGACCCCCAGTCCCCCAGGCTTAGGCGCGAGGCCATCTTTATCCTCGTTTCGTCAATGGCTTAGGTAGGCCCACCGAGGAAATTCCGGGACCTTTTCCGGGACTTTGTGTAACGGACTCTGCATCCTGAAGTCCGGGATTTTTCCGGGACTGGGCAAGTCGCTCCACGGCATCGCCGACCTCGTCGTCGAGCACGTGCATGTACCGCATCGTGGTCTTGAAGTCGGCGTGGTTCAGAGCGCGCTGCACCAGTTTCGGATTGCGCTCCTGGCGCATCAGCTTGGTCGCGAAATCGTGCCGGAAATCGTGGAAGCGGAAGTCGGTCACGCCAGCGGCTTTGCGGGTTCGCCGCCATCGGGTTTTCACGCCGCTCAGGGTGAGGGGATAGCGCTCGCCTTTGATCAGCCCGTCTCGTGTGCGTTGCGCAACGTAGGTGAATACAGCTTCCGGATGGTGGCCGCGCAAGGGCCAGAGGATGTCCCGCACGGTGGCCGTGATCTTGACCGTGATGGTCTTCCCGCCCTTGCCCTTCTTGACGATCTGCCGTGTTTGCCAGTTGACCTCGGACCATTGCAGGAGCGTGGCTTCCTTCTGCCGCACGCCTGTGGTGTGCACGAAGGCAAACAGCGGGGCGTAATCCTCGCGCATAGCGTCATCGATCCGTTCGCCCTCGTCCTCGCGCAGTTCGCGGATACGCTCCACCGGCTCGGGCAACATGTGGTCGCGCCAGTTCGGTTCGCGCCGGAACGTGACGCCCCATCGTCGTGCGTGGGTGAATAGCTTCTTGAGCATCTCGGTCGTCGACCGATTGACCGTCGCATTGCTGATGAGCGGCGCATCTTTGGCTTTGGTTGCTTTCGAGCGAATGACGCGATGACCGCGCCGCCAGGCAACCAGCTTGGTCACGTCGTCGTCGGTGATTTCTGTGAGCAGAATGGTCTTCCCGAAATATTCAATCAGTCGCGCCAGGTCGCGCTCGGTGTTGTCGGCGCCGGCATGATGCTGCCCCCGCTCAATCCAGTACCGGTCGGCCACATGATCGAGTTGCAGCGATGAAGCGGCGCCCTGCTGGTCGGTGACCTCTTGCTTTTTTTGTTCTCGTAGATCGCGCTCTACAACTTCCGCTTCGCGTCGCGTTTTGCGCTTAGTCGAGCCGTAAAACCGATGACCTTGGATTTCGAAGTCGTAGGCGAAATATGGCGAACGCTTCGGTTTGAAGACGGACATTCAACGTGTCTCCGGGTGCGTCGTTCGATGAATTCGGTGATGTCCCCCTCGGTAAACATCATCCTTGGTTTCTTACGGCCTCGTCCGAGGTTGACGTAACGCAACTCACCATCGTGTACAAAACCACGCAATTGGTCGATGGACACCTGCAATCGTTCCGCAGTGTCGCGCGGGGTCAGCAGAACCACATTGGCACCATCGGGGGGTACGCTCACGCTACTCTCCAAAAACTAAGGCCATTTTCGGTTGCAAAGTCCAGTCCGCACTCTTGCTTGTCCAAGCCAATACTTGCGCGAACGTGCCAAATCAGTGGCTCGACGCCGTCCGCTCGATGGTGATCGTCCAGGTCTCGACGCCACCGCCGGTCAGTTCGATGTTGAGCTCGAGTTCGCCGTGCGTCGAACGCGCGCCTTCGGAGCGCTCGGCGCCGCGGACCAGCGAGATCAATATGTGGGCGGCCATCGTGATCGCCTCGCCGCGCTCTTTGATCTGTTGCTCGGTTCGCTCGGTCATGTCTTGGTTCTCATTTTGGCGAGCACGGCGCGGGCGCAAAATGCATCAACCCATGCATCGACCTCGGCATAGCCTCCCTTAAAGAACACCACGTGCAACGGACAATACGGTCCCTTCTCGAATAGAATGAGGTGGCCCGATCCGCTCGCGACGGACCGGGCCTCAACGCTCACAGCGAGGACATTCGCTATGAACATCGAACCAAGAGGATTGAGATGTGCGACGGAGCCACTGATCAAGAATTGGCCGCCATCGGCACCAGCCCCGTCACCGGCACAGCCTTCACAACCAGCCAATCCGCAGCCGGTTCCGGCCACGCCCCCTCCACAAAAATGAGTGCGGCTGACGAGTTTCAGTTCGAACTGGCGACGGGGGCGTTCTATCAGAGAGCCATGGTGACTTGGTTTGCTGCGCTGCATCGAATTGGGATGTTCATCAACATCCTTGCGGGCACTGCCGCGGTCGCAGTGATTAAAGATGATCCAGCGCTCGCGCGCGCTCTCGCGCTCCTCCTTGCGATGATTAGCTCGGCCAACCTCGCCTTTGACTTTGCGGGGCTCGCCCGCAGGCATTCCGAGTTGCGTCGCATGTATCACGACCTGGCTGCCGAACTCGAAGAAGGCGCCCGCGATGATGTTGAGATCAAGAAATTGCGCGCCCGCATGATCCGTGAGGCCGCAGACTCTCCGATTGTTTTTGAAGCCGCAGAAAAGATGGCCTTTAATGCCGCGATCCGCTCGCTCGGGCGCACCGCCAATGATGAATTTATCCTCACAGCCTCGCAGCGCTGGTTGCGTCACGTGTGGCCGTTTAGCGGGGCGCGGTTCCGGCAGAGGAAGGACAACTAGCCAGCAAGTTCGCGCGTCTCGCACACGGTCGTGCATGCGATTGCCTTTGCCGACGCCGATCAGCACCTGGGCGACTGCCGTGATCGCCTCGCCGCGAGCCTCAATCCGTCGTTTGGTGTCGCTCATCTCTTCCTCTGGCTGGTCCTCGTATTCATCCGGCGGGCGCTCATCGTCTGGCGAGCGGGTCTTCCAAACATCATAGTTTTTCATGATCGAGCGGCACGTCGGCTTTGAACTCGATCGCGCACGATGGGCAGAAGTGCTGCCAGCCCTGAGTGCTCCTGTCGTTCACGCGCCAACGGCGTTTCACTAACTCGATGACCGGCAGCACGATGGCAGGATCGATCGTCAGCATCGCGTCGCAGCCGTCGCACAGCGCAATGAGTTTGTAGTCGTGCTCGCGGATCATGGGTGAGCCTCATCAGCTTCCAACTCGTCGGGGCGCCCGCGTCGCCGGCAGGCCAGTTTGGCTGACCGCGGATCGTCCGGCCGACCACAACTCGGAACGACTACGTAGCTGCCGCAGCTGTGGCACTTGATGCGGAATAACCCGAGTTGCGGCGGCGCCGGATAAGGCAGGCGCACCACGCAGGCCGGTCGGCGCTCCTGGCTCAAATCAATATCCGCACCTTGGAGACAACTCATTTCGATGTCCCGTGGCCAATGCGTGTGCCGGGACCAAGTGATTTTGAACTTGCAGTCGGTCATCGTGGCCTCCACCACCTTTCGTCAAATGATGTCGTCGCTCGGGTTGGCAGCGGCACCGCAGGCACGGGCGCAATCGCAAGCGGGATGGCGGGCGCCGGCAGCGTCTGGGGTTGTCGCGGGGCGGCCGGCCAGTAGAGCGTCGCCTTACTCAGCGTGCCGCCCGCATGCCAACACGCGCGCCCGTCGATTTGGCGCCACGACCAATAAACGTGCGCGCCGGGTGGTTTGCTGTGCTGACACGCGATCCGCGCCTCGGTTGCCGATGCGGCAATAGACAGCATCAGTGCGGTCGCTGTAATTTGTGCCAACATTTACCCCTCAACGACTGTGACCTCATGCAGGGCGGCGTTGGTCTTAAACACATCGCCAACCTTCTGCTTTGGTTTTACCTTGTCGGCGACGCGGCCGAGTTGGTCGCGCCAGCTCGCGATTTCTTCGCCAATACAGTCGCGCAGAGGTTTGCCGTTCGGCATCACTGTCGACAATTTGTATTGCGTGATGATTATTTTCTTGGCGAGCTTCACCGTCTCTTTAACTTCTCGCGCTCTTTGTTCTGCCTGCTCCGCGCGTTCCTGTTCTGTCACGCTCGGCCGCTGGATGAGGACTCCATAGTTAAGCCGGTACCAGTACTCGGCGAGTTCGGCGTGGAACACTTTGGTGGTCAGGCACACATCAACAAAACGGCTCATTAAATCATCACGGTCGTCTTCTGGGTTTTGCTGGTGTAGGCGGATGAGCATTTCCGCGAGCGTTGCTGGGGCTTTCTGCTTTTCCCGCCTGGCCTTGGGTTGCTTCTCAGTATGGATGTGGGTTTCGGTCATTTACTGCTCTCCTGTTGTTTGAGAATTTCACGCATCGCGGCGGCGAGCATATTTTTTTTGTATTTGCTACGTTTCCTGTGTCTCCTTCGTTCTTCTACACACCTTGCTCGGCCGCATCCGTCACAGAACCGCTTGTACTTAACGAGGGGCTGCTCCTTGCAATCAGGGCAAAGCCGCGGCCGTTGTAGTCTCTTCCTTTGTAGGCACAATTCTCTGGAACATTTCGTTGAGCATGTTTTATGACGGGAATTTCTGGCACGGAACTGCTCTCCGCAGATAACGCAAAGTTTCATCATCGCGGCCACCGTCGCAGGCCGATTAACTCGGGTTGTCGATGCCCTGCGAGGCCAGCGGTAGGCGGGAGCCGGTATCATGCGCACTCTGGCGAGCGCTTCACACACACTCGAACACGACGCGGGTCGATCACTGTTGTGGGCAATCTGACACTCTTTCCAGCAGATCACACATCGAGCAATCTCGCTCAGGGCGCGACTCACTGGCTAACCCTTTCTCACGACGGCTGGACCGCTGGCGATTTCGCTGATCAATTGCCGGAGCGAGGTCCCGGTGATCCGTGTGCCGCGGCCAAACTTGACGAGCCGCAGACGGCCTTGACGGCCTAACTGATAGATTGTCGGCTTACTGCAGCGCAGCGCCGCCTGTGCCTCTTGCAGCGTCAGCAGCTCGTCGGGTGGGGCCGATAGGGCCAACGAGAGTGCCGGTTTCTTCTTGGCCATCATGAGGCGCTCGCACTCTTGCTCGACTTGTCCTTGCTGGACGTCAGCGGATTTGGAATATCCGCCGGCTCGCCGGCCTCCGCATCGTCAGCCGTATGCGAGACCTGGTCGGCATCAGGTGCGGAGGCGGCGAACTGATCTAATGCCGCGGCGGCGCCACGTGCGCGCGGCGGCTCGGAGGTGATCGACATGGTCCCCGGGCCAGGCGGCACCAGGGCCGGCGCTTCGATGCTGTCGACATCGTCGTCGGGCAAGTCGCCTTCAGATGGCAGGACCTTCGACAGGCGACGAAGAGCGGTCTTCCGGAGCATCTCTTCCGGCCATACCTTCCACGGCGCATCTTCACGCGTGGCCTTCGACATCGCTTTGATCTTGTTCGCCTCCGCGATGCTCATGACATTGACGAAAACGCCGCCGTCTTTGGTCGTCGCCATCGCATAGATTTTCAGAATTGGGGCATCGAAGTTATCGCCGGGAGTGTGCCTGATGTGCTCTCCGTGCTCGTCAACATAGTGATAAAACTCCTCGCCCTCGCGCACGACGTCAGCCTTGATCCAACGAAATTGACCGCTGCGCCGGAAGCGTTTCAGCAAACCTTGGTACATCGGAATCCAGCTTGCGGTCGACTTGAACGGCACGATCGCGCCCTCACGGCCGTCTGGAAGCAGCCCATCGCGGCAGGCTCGGAGGGCAGCGGTCCAAAGGGACGACCATTGGCAAGCCAAAATATCTGGATTGAGTTGAGCCGAAGTTATAACTGCACGGATAAATCGATCTGGCGAAACGTCGCTCGGGAGCATGTTCTTCAGTTCATCCCGGCGCTGTTCGAAGCGCTCACGCAGAATGACAAGCGGATGCTTTGGGGCAGTGGCAACGTCGGTGTTGGTCATATATTCAGTCCTTCGGGGGTTATTGCGCCCGACGCTCAGGGGGCACCAGGAACGACGGGCGCAACGTTGCAGTCAGTTCCTCTTTGTCATTCACGCGTTGTCCTGCGTTAGCATCTCCATCTATTGTGCCCACCATCATCGGGTGGCGAGCGTCCCGTAGAACCTTATTTCGAGCCGGCTGTTCATTTGATCCTCGACTTTGACTTCGCCCGCGACTTAGCCGAGGCGAGGTCAAGTGCGCGCCCTTTGATCCTCAGTTTGAGCGGGCGACGAGACTTCGCGTAAGCCTTCGCAATCGCTTCCTTCGGGCGTTTCATGCAGCGACCCCGTCCTCGCCGCCATCAGGACGTTCTGCCGCGGGGCGCTTGTCGATAATGCGCAGCGACCGAGCGGTGCGTGCTTTCACGGTGTATTCCTTGAAGTCGGTCGGCTTGAACGTGATCCGCCAATCGGGCAGGTTACTAACAATCTCGGCATCGCCGAGCAGGTACTTCACTTCGTTCTCAATCTCGTCGCAGCGTGCCTTGGCTTCCTTGATGCGCGACATCAGAGCTGCGCGCTGAGCGAGGATCGTCGGCAATTCGTTGTGCCCGCTGGCATCGAATGTCTTGCCCTCAGTCGCCCTTGCCGTCATCGCCTTGATCGCGCTGGCATCGCGTCCGAAGTCGGGCGTCGGCTCGTGGCCGGCGGCAACGTCGGTCCAGAAGGCGCTGACGGCTCGCACAATCCGTTCCTCGGTCGGCGGATGCCGCGGAATCTCGACGATGGCGACGTCCATGCTGAATGCATCGACGAGCAGGCCGGCCACAGCGCCGAAATCCGCGCCGCTCAGCATCATTTCAGTGATGGTTTGCAGCACGATCCAGAACGGGACCTCGCGGCCATTGTCCCAATCACGTTCGAATACCGATGGTGCCACGGTCTTGCATTGCAAAACGCCCTTACCGCGGGGGTCGCCGGCGATGAAGAAATCCGGCGTCCCGCCGAGACGCAACGCAGGATCGCGAAGGTACAGCTTCGGTGCATTGATCTGCCAGTCGGGCCGTTTCTCGCTGACGGCACATGCGACGGCGGGTTCGAGCCAACGCCCACGTCGTAGAATCCGATCGTCACGATCGGGCTCGGGGAATTCCACGCCGCGCTTCTCAAGATAAAGATGTAGCGCCGTTTCGTAGGGATGCTGCCCGAAGAGCGCGGCCACCCGACTAGCCGTTACGTCTTGCTTGCGCCATTCCAGCCATTCGGTTTCGTCGGTGATGACGCGTTGCTCGATCACGGCAAACTCCACTTTTGTGTCAACTGACGTAAACCACCGTAAAATGACGTTAACTACCGTTAGCGACTGTTAGCTGATGGATCGGGGCGGGTTTCTCTGCGTATTAAAGAAACTGCAATGTCCAGAAACGGTCAACCCAAAAATTGGTTATAGGACCAAAGAATCGGCCGCGCGTCAGCGATATTGACCAAAAGTTATGCCGATTCCACGGGCACTTCTCGAACAAAAATGGTAGCGCAATAAGAGACACCGACGCGCGGGCGAACTAACAGAACGCAGATAGGTATTGACGCCTGCAAGACGGCAGCATGACAATGAGCCTCTTCCAACTAACAAAGTTCCGGGACGCTCATGCCACGAACAATCCATCGTGTCGCCCATGAAGGACGCCAAGTCGCTGTTCGTAAACATGTTCCACGTGAAACCTGCCGAACTCACTGTTCGAAGTGCCATCAGCCATACGGTAAGCGAGAAGAAGGTCGCACTCACGGGTACTGCGCCGAATGCCATGCGGCCTACATGCGGAGCTGGCGCAAGCGCGAAAGGCTCAAGCGCAAGCACGAGCGACACGTCGCGTTCCTGGACGGCTATCGAGCCGGCATGTGCGAAGCGCGCGACGACTCGTGAAACAGGAACCCATTTGAAAGAGGCTTCCCTATGCCAGCGAACAGAGAGACCAATAACATCGAGCAGGCTCTGCAGCCGTTGGGCGGACGCGAAGTTGAACGGTTCGATCCTAAACGGCATCGGCTCAAGGTCGCAGCCCTCGACTACGGCATTGAGGAGGCCAAGCGGCTTAAGGACTGGCCCGCGCTCGAAGACGCGATCGATGCCAAGATCGGCGAGCAGCGCGATTTCGTTGGGTGGTGGAGCGGCAAGGTATCGGTAAGCCACGGTGCTGGACGAGGAAAAAAGAGCCGCGATCCCGGCGCTTTTTCTCTTGGGGAGGCTGAGAGCCTCACCGGAATGAGCCACCAGCGCGTAGCCGATCTCCGCAAGCGATTGAGCAAGCCGGACAAATACCGTGATCAGTTGCTTGGCGCCGAGTATCGCGCAGCCTTCTTAGCTGCGGCCGAGAACGTCCGCGGGACTGGTGGCACAGGCGAAAATGAGTGGTTCACGCCGGCTGAGTACATCGATCGTGCCCGTGTTGTGCTTGGCGAGATTGATCTCGATCCGGCCACGCACCCGATGGCGCAAGAGACGGTTCAGGCGTCGAACTATTTCACCAAGGCCGACGACGGACTCAATCAGGAATGGCATGGACGTGTGTGGCTTAATCCGCCTTATGCCCAGCCGCTGATTGCCGAGTTTATTTCCAAGCTGTGCTCCGAGCGAAAGGCCGGCCGCGTCAGCGCGGCGATCGCGCTGACGCACAATTACACCGACACGGCCTGGTTTCATGAGGCAGCCGGGGTCGCCAACGCAATCTGTTTCACCCGCGGGCGCGTAAAATTTTACGAGCCCGACGGCGCCATCGCTGCGCCGACGCAAGGACAAGCGTTCTTTTACTTCGGCGAAAACATCGATGAGTTCGCGGTTGAGTTCCGCGATGTTGGGGTGGTCGTAGAAGTCGTGTGTGGGAGTGCGTCATGTACGAATCAGAGTTCAAGAAAAGCCTCGACATAGGCAAGGCAACTGAGCGCGCGGTTATCGTCATTCCAAAATTACGTCAGTATGCGCTCACTCCGCTGACCGATATCAGCAATGGCGGCGCGCCACGCTTGATCGGTCCGTTCGGCGATCCGATGGCAAGGGCTCTCGTGGCGCCCGACTTTTCTGCCGATCGTCCTGGTGAGCATTACGGCTTGGAAATCAAGGGTAAGACGCGAGCCGATGAAACTAGGACAACCGGGGAACTCGAGCATGCCATCGGGCGGCGGTTGTTACTTGCCTATCTCGAATGGCAGCGACGAATTGAGCGCAAGGTTGTTCTTATAGTGGACGAGAAGAGCACTGGCGAAATTCTCGCTGCCTCGCTCGATCGTCTGATGACGGGCGAGTATTTGAATTTGCACGATGGACAAATTTACAAGCGGCCACGCGAAACGTTCGACAACAAGATGGACCGAGGTGGCATGGCCTTCTTTGGCCGATCGCAGTTCATGGTGCTGCATCAGCGCGAAGCGCCGGATGCCCCGCTTTTCAAAAATGTCCGGTTGGCACCGACGCTGCCGTTTGCGACGTCACTGCGAGACGTGCGCTAAATGGCCATCACGCCGCTCGCCCAACGTGATCTCTTTACGCGGCGCTGGCGCAAGCTCGCCGAGCCGCAGAAGGAAGTCACGTCGCTGCATATCCCGCTGGTGACGATGCTGCGTTGGTGCGTGCGGCCCGACGTGATTTGGCGCCACGTGCCCAACGGCGAGCACCGCGATCCGCGCACGGCGGCAAAACTCAAGGCGATGGGGATTTTGCCGGGCAGTGCGGACCTGGAGTTTCACTGGTGCGAAGCCGACGGCGCCGGCAAGAAACGATGCGTGCTGCATCTCGAACTGAAGGTCAGCAACCGGCGGCAGAGCGAATCGCAAGCAGGATTCGAGCTCGCCATGCGGCTGCTCGGCGACAACTATCATGTGGTGCGCTCGATCGACGAAGCCATCACCATCCTCGGCGAGCGCGGGCTGATCCGAGCGGATGTTGAAGTCTGCGGGAGGCGCTGGTGACTCGTATCTGCCCGCACTGCCATCTGCCGATGAAGGAGATGCGGTTCGGCGTGGTGCTGCCGCCGATGAAGGCGGCGTTGTTTGATGCGGTCAAGGCCGCAGGCGACGTTGGCGTCAGCACGACCGAATTGATCACGACCATGACCGAACACGCCGGCCGTAGCCTCGACGCTCAGACCATCAAGGCGCACGTGTTCCAGATCAACGAGCTATTGGCCGGAACCGACTATCAGATCCGTTCGGAGCGGCGAGGCGGTGAACGCCCGAATGGCGGCCGGCCGGCATTCTGGGTGCTTGAGCACACACCGATATCGAAGTTGCGCGGGAGGCGCTGGTGATGGTTGGCTCAGACTATGAAGGCGATGACGAGACGGTGCCGACACCGAAGCCGGTGCTGAAAGTCTATACCGCAGCGGAAAAGCTCGCAGAGCTCAAACGCGAGATCGCATTCCGCCGCCGGGTCTACGAGCGCCTGGTCGAGACCGGCGGCATGAAAGCGGGCGAAGCCGAATTCCGTATCCGCGTCATGGAAGCGATCGCGGCCGACTACCGCGGGCCGCCGCCGCCGGAACTCGATCTCGGTGTGGCCGGGCCTAAATGACCGGGAGTTGTGTTTGTCAGTAGCCTTCGACGATCAGGTCGCGCGCGCACGATCCACGTCAATCGAAGGCGAGATCGTACGCCGCGGGATCAAACTGCGCCGGTCGGGATCTGAGCGGATCGGCGCTTGCCCGAAATGCGGTGGCGACGACCGGTTTTCCATCAACGTCAACGATGGGGTCTGGAACTGCCGCGGCTGCAAGCCGACCGACATCTCGGGTGACGTGATCGGAATGGTGGAATGGCTCGATGGGCTCGACTTCAAGGGCGCGGTCGAAAAGCTCACCGGCGAGGCAGCTCCGAAACCGAACGGCAAGAATGGCCATGAACCGCACCCCGACAAGCGCAGCCCGCTCGGTCGGATCGTGCAGTCATATTCATATGCGGATGAAGCCGGCGAACTGTTATTCCAAGTCACGCGCCACGAACCGAAGGACTTTCGCCAGCGCCGACCCGACGGCAATGGCGGCTGGATCAGCGACACGCGCGGCGTGCGCATGGTGCCGTACCGGCTGGCGGAACTGATCGAGGCGATCGCCAGCGAGCAACTGATTTTCGTCGTCGAGGGCGAAAAGGACGTCGACAGCCTGATCAAGCTCGGGGCCCGGGCGACCTGCAACCCGCGCGGGGCCGGCAAGTGGGGCAGCTGCCAACTCGATCAGCACTTCGCTGGGGCTCATGTTGTCGTCGTTGCCGACAACGATCCGCAGACCCGCAACAAGAAAACCGGCGAGCTGCTGTTCCACCCGGATGGGCGTGCGCGCTTTGCCGGCTGGGACCACGCCAACGAGGTTTGCCAGCATCTTGAGCCGACCGCCGCGAGCGTGCGCATCATCGATCTAAAAACCGTATGGCCAGCCTGTCCTGATAAAGGCGACATCTCCGACTGGATCGCAGCCGGAGGAACGATCGAAGCGCTCAACGAGATCGCCGATCGCGCCGTCGATTGGACACCGGCCTGCCTGCGGCGCGACGAGGTCAAAGCGCCGCCGCTGCGGGCAACGCCCTACGTCACGCCGATTGCTACCGAGATTCCGAAACGGCAGTGGCTGCACGGGCTGCACTACATGCGAGGCATCGTCACTTCGACTGTGGCGCCTGGCGGCTTCGGCAAGACCACGCTGAGTTTGTTCGAGGCCATCACCATGGCGGTGAAGGGATATCGCGTCTGGTACATCAGCGCCGAGGATGACCGCGACGAGATCGACCGCCGCATCGCCGCCCATCTCAAGCACCATGGGGTCAAGCCGCTCGAATACGCCAACCGCCTTTTCATCGATGACAAGGCGAGCTTCCCGTTCAAGATCGCAAAGATGTCGCGCGCCGGTGTGCTGTTCGACGACGCCGGCCTGGCCGCATTCGAGGCGGCGATCGAGCACGACCGGATCGACGTCGTCATTCTCG